CCCCCCTTCGCCAGAATGTATTTTTCCTGATTTTTTTTCAAGTTCTACCTCAACAATTTCATTATATATTATATCATTGCTACTAAAGAAAGATGTACTTGTTAAAAGTTCACCATGTCCGCGTGATCCCTCCTTTTTATCTGAATAAGCACCGCTAAATGAACGAGTATTTGGTATATTTAAAAATTGCGAACGAGTTTCTGGATCAGTTAACATATTATATAAAAAATTAACATTCTCTCTATCAGACTCAAAATTACTATTTGCTGATTTACCCGGAGATACTATTCTAATAATATAAGGTGTAACAGTATCGACCTCTGTATTTCCTATAGATTTTCTGTATTGATTTAAACTTATAAACTTATTATCTAATCTTTCACTTCCACCTCCATGGGCTTGTACATAAATAATTTTGGGTGGTTCCATTATATATATTTGAAGATAAAATATATTAATAAATTTTCAATATATATTTTAAAAATTCATTAAAATATAAATTTAAATTATAAATCGTAATAAGGGTTATCAGTTATGGTCATACCACAATATTTCTGAGGTTTTTTTTTATAATCTTTCGGTGTGTAAATACCCATAGTTACAGCGTTCTTTAAAATAAATTTGAAATTTTGCCAAAATTCTTTTTTGTGTCCAATAGATTCAGTCATAATATGACTAATTTCATGTAATGCAACAAACGTTAATGTATTTTCATCAATAAGTTTTGATCCTTCTTTTGTTGTCGTTGTACAAAACGCGAGTTTTTCTCCCTTATTTTCTGAATATGCTGTGTATTTGCTTGTTGGCAGTGTTTCCATTATTTTTTTAGGATTAAATTTTTTAGAAAGTCGTTGTACATTTTCACGTGTTGGGTATTTTTTATCTAAATATTTAACCAATTTACTTAATTTTCCAGTAACTTTGGCTAATAAATTTGCTACAATTTCTAATTTAGGTGTTTCTCTTACGCAATATGTATTGCCATCTTCATCGCTTATAATACATTTAAGATGAAACATCTCAGATTCAAAATAAATTTTTAAACAAAATCCAATGACAAACAAAATAACTAAATAACCAAAAATATTTATATCCAATTTCATAATAATATATTGATATAAAACAAAATTCAAATATTTTTTGTTTTATATTATGTTTTTAGTTATTATCATTTACTTATTGACTACCACATCCAATTTCTAAAGGTCTTCTTTGCATATCAGGTGTCATTGAGGTTTGGTTCCATGGACCAGTATTTAATTGAGGATTTGCTGGTTCACTTCTAAGTTGTAAGTTGGCATTTCTTAAACTTTGTCCAACAGTGTTAATACCAATGTGATGACCTGCTTTTAATAAACTTACATTTTTAAGATCTCCTGCTCCAGTAGGGTTTAATTTGCTGAACTGGCTGTTGTTATCTCGTGGAAGGAGTTCACTTGGATCGACAACTTGCTGTTTGGCACAACTAGGTGGCAACCCGTATGTATCAGTGGAAGATCCGGATGCCGATGCGTTGGCGCTATTTTGTCCTAAAGGATTAGAAGGGACGAAATTATTTCCTCCTGCTGCACATTGAATATTATTATCATTCATACCTCCCTGAGAATCAGTAGCACCGGATGCTTCGCTTGAATTTTCCATACCACTCATAGACAAAGAAAATCCTTTAGAGTAAAAATACAATGCACAAACAACAACAATTGCTGCTAAAATCATTAATGTTTGATTGTTCAAAAGTTTCTTCAACATCTTATTAAAGTTCATTATATATTAATCTAAACATAAAATAATTTTGATTTTTGTTGAATTAAATTATTCCCCATTTTCTTCATTTTCTTCTTCATCACTACTATCTATAGCATCCAACATATATAATTCCTTAATTCTCTTAACTTCTAAATACGCCTTAATAGCATCATTTCTTGCATTTTTTGCTTTTGTTCGGGCTTTTTTATAAATGTCTAAATAAACATCGTTTGCATTTCTTAATTTAATAGAATCTGTTTCTGAAATATCTATTTTTATTTCTTCTAATTCATTTTCTATATTTGTATTATGTGCAATATCGTCTAAATTTTCTGTATTTTCTGTATTTTCTAAATTTTCTGTATTTTCTGTATTTTCTAAATTTTCTAAATTTTCTAAATTTTCTGTATTTTCTGTATTTTCTGTATTTTCTGTATTTTCTGTATTTTCTGTATTTTCTGTATTTTCTGTATTTTCTGTATTTGCTGTATTTTCTGTATTTTCTGTATTTTCTGTATTTTCTGTATTTTCTGTATTTGCTGTATTTGCTGTATTTTCTGTATTTTCTGTATTTTCTGTATTTTCTGTATTTTCTGTATTTTCTGTATCATTTTTGTCTAAAGTTTCTAAATCTACCTCTTCTGAGGACTTGTTTGCTGATGAAGGATCTACCTCTTCTGAGGACTTGTTTGCTGATGAAGGATCTACATCTTCTGAGGACTTGTTTGCTGATGAAGGATCTACATCTTTCAAGGGCTTGGATGCAAAGGAAGAATTGTTGGTTTTAATCAAACATTGATTAAACATAGGTTTTTCATTTAGTATCATGACCTGTCTTAAAAAAATTTCTAAATTAAAACTTTGCTGTGAGAATTTCAATCCTTTTATTTCTAAAATACAAATAACGTATTTATTTTCATCAATATTTTCTAAATGTAATTCATTTTCATTATCGTCGTATATTTGTATGTTTAATTTGTTTAATGATTTATTTTTATATATAAAAGTTCTGATTAAGTTATTGGTATTTTTATACATTCTGATACTATTGTTCCAATTATATTCGATTTCATCAATTCCAGGATTGTCGTGAAACCAGTTATCTCCATTTTCTAGAATAAGACACCTAACCTTTTCTTGTATTTTGTTTAACCAATTAATAAAAACTATATTATCGGTGTTGTCTTGTGAAAAAAGTAAATCGCAATAAACTTGTTTAGATGTTTTGTGTATACCTTTTTTTGTTTTACATTTAGGAGTTTGTATGACAATAGGTTTACTATTTATTTCTAATTGAGCTGAATATGTACCCCCTTGGAGGGCTTTGGGTGTTTTAATAATAATATCATCTATTGGATACTCGTCATTTGGTAATTCTGAATTCATTAAATCTAATACACAAATTTAACTTTAAACTAATACGCATTTATTTAATAAATAAAATATCCATTAAATATAATTAATTTAATGGATGTTAAAGAAATGTTAATTAATGAATGCATAAATGTACTGCATAAAGATGAGGTAAAAAAAGAATTTAAGGAATTAATGAAACCATTATTATCTATGTTGATTCAGGAAATATATCCTTATATATTTTTATCAATAATATTTGTGTTTATAAGTTTTCTATTACTTTTAGGAATATTTATATTATTATTGCGTAATAAACATTTTTTAAATAGAAAATAATATTTTGAATTATTTTGATTATTTTATATAAAAATATTTATATAATATATAATGTCAAGAAGAACTCGTAGAAGATCCCGCAAATCGCGTCGTAAATCGCGTAAATCTCGCAGACGCAGAGGTGGTTCTGTCGTAGGTGCATTGAGAACCGCTTTGTTACCTTACTTATTTTACAAGGGTCAAAAGAAAATGCAAAAAAGAGTTTCTAGTAGAAAAAGAAGAAAAACTCGTCGTAAGGGTCGTAAATAAGTTTTATAAAATAAGAATATAAATTTATATTATTATTTTATAATAAATGAGTGATGAATTTCAAGAAAATATTAAAAATTGGGTATCTCTCGATAATAAACTTAAAAAAATGCAACAGGAGGTGAAAGAAGTAAGGAATATGAAAAATGAATTAACAGATCATATTTTCACATATGCGGAGGATAATAATTTAGGAAACGCAGTTATTCAAATTAGTGATGGAAAGTTAAAATTTCAAAATGTTAAATCAACATCACCATTATCATATGGATTTTTAGAACAATGTTTATTGGAATGTATGAATGATGAAAATCAAGTAAAAGAGCTACTTATATATATTAAAAGTAAAAGAACCCATAAGACCAGTTATGATATAAAAAGGACATATAAAAAGAACATATAAGAAAGACATTTAGAGGATATAATATATAAAATATATAGTATAATTTTTGAAAATTAAATGGATCTCATTGCTAAAGATGATACCAATATAGAAGATCTCGTAATAGAGAACAGTTTCAAAATATTGACAAATCAAAGGTGGAAAACGTATAAACTTAATATAAAAACTAAAAATTTATTAGAAAATTTGGAGAAAACAAAGGTAAAACGTGAACAAGAAGATTTCCAGAAATGGTTATGTAGAGATATACATGATGTATATGCAGAAGATGATGCATATCTTTCAGTACATTGTGTGTTAGAAGCATTATGTGAGGATGTTAAAAGTATTATAATTGAAAGGGGATGTATAATATCAAATGAAAAGGAATTTAGAGATAATGTAGCAACTATGATATATAAAGAAAGTAGATATGGATAGTTATGAAATGGATGAACCAATATCAGATGTTGATTATTTAAAAAATCTTGATATGCAGGATTTTTTAAATTGTGATGAAACTAGAAAAATTTTACAAGAAGAAAATTATCAATATTTTGAAGAAAATATTAAATCGGCATTAATGAAGTTATTTACACGTTATGCTAAAAATTATAATTGTGATCTATTTTTATATAATGACCCAGATGGTAAAAAAAATAGTGATTTATTTTCAGAAATAGTTAATAATTCATTGTCTGAAAAAAATGATTTGACTGTTTTTTATGATAATCCTCATTTAGCGAAAAAATTATTAGAATGAGTGTAGAATAAAAAAAATTTATTAATTTTATATATATAATGAGTTTTGGAAAGCATTTTAAAAACAATGATTTTACCTTATATGAAGAAAATGGAGATATTTTTAGTCTACATATGAAATTCAATAACTTTTTTAGAAATCAAAATTTACCTGCTATGGTAGGAGGTGGAAAAAGAAATCATTTAAATATTAATAATGGATTATCGGTTCCATTAGGGTTGGCTTTATTAAATAAACAAGGAGATACGACAGGATATCAAGATATTCATAATAGAAATAGAGAAGGGCGTAATTTAGATGGGGGTGTATTGAAAGAAGATATATATTCAAAGTTGCTTAGTTTGGCAGATAGTAGAAATCAAAAAAAATCCAATAGAAAAACAAAAAAAAAAGGAATTAAAAAAAATAAAAAAGAAATTAAAAAAAATAAAAAAAAAATTAAAACAAATAAAAAATCCCAAAGAAGAAAAACACGTAAGATTTAAATCATTTTATTAAATAAATTTAACAAAATGATTTATAAATAACAAATTATCGATTTGAGTAATTATATAATATACTTAAAATTGTAGATGAAATATAATGTTCATTTTACATAATCATTCTCTAGGTGGCTAACTCGAGATGTAAAATGGAATGATTTAATCCATAACCTCGTAAATTTTCCATGGCTTCTAAAGCCTGATTTTTTGAAGAAAACGAAACGAAAGCAAATCCGCGACTTTTTTGAGTATTGTGATCAGTTACTATTTTCACACGAGTTACTTTACTATATTGATAAAACAAATCCTCGAGTTGAGATTGAGTTGTATCTAAAGAAATATTACTAATACGCAACGAAATAGTTTCATTGAAACCCATTGTAGAACCTGAAGACAAATTTTTATTTGCACCTTTGCGCATTGCGGGTGGGATATAATAAACTGTTTTATCTATATTCGATTCAATATCTTTTAAATTATCTTTTAAATTATCTTTTAACTTCATTTTGGAGCGGTTTATTCTTTGTTTTTCTATATTTTTTAATAGTTCTTCCATCGGATCTTTTGGCTTAGTGAAAGGTGATTCGATGTATACATCTTCTTGTGAATATAGTGTGACATCTGTATCCAATCCAGGCTTGGCCGAACCAAAATGTGGAATACCTGTCCGGTTTTTAATTCTACTGCGTCTATTTTTTCTTTTTTGGTTGTCATTTATCATTTTGAATAGTTTTCATAAATATAAAAAATAAGGTTTAAATCAATTTTTTATATTTGGCTCCAGTTTTCATAATTAAATGGGGAAACCAATATTTGAGCCATGTTTTTCTTATATTTGTCGGCTTTTTGTTTTATTTGTCTCTCCTCTGGTGTTAATGGGTAAGGAACAGCATTATTCATAATATCTTGCTCTTCTTCCGTTATGCTAGGTTTGGGACCAAAACAATTAACACCAAAACGTACGTTTGGATTTTTAATATATCCCCCATTAATTCCTGGTCTTCCACAGTCATGTTTATGACCTTTTATTTTTTGTAATTTATGCCAAGTTGTTTTTTGCGTTGGATAATAGGCCATTTGGTCTTTGGACCAGCCATAATTACACCACTCCGCACCACTCTTGTAGGCATTTTCTATTTGAGAATAAGTTGCTAATTCACCACCATAAGCTTTGCATAATGCTGATGCGTCATTAAATGTATAATCATTCCCCGGTATGTTGAAAACCTGATTATTTAAAGATCCTGAATTTCTATTACCTTTTAAATTAGATAATCCTAAATCTTTTTCTAATTCACCCGCTAAACTTTTACCCTCATATTTTGTCTCAGGTTTGATTTGTATATCAACCTCTGGTGTGCCTTGAAATAAATTCTTTACTGCTGTTTTTATATCTATTTGAAAAAAGTATTGTAATCCATTAATTAAAACTAAAAATATAATTAGACCCCACATTATAATCTCAATAATAGTTAACCCCATAGAACTCGGTCCAGGGGCAGAAGGAGTTCCGGGAGTATATCCTAAATAAGAAAAAATGAAAAAATAAACAACAATAATCCCAGTTAAAATAATTAATACGATAGGGTTTGTTGTTGCCATCGAATTATTCATTGAATTATAAATATGGGAAAATCCATCACTAGAAGAAACATCTACGTCCATTAATATATTATAGATATATATAATTTATTCATTTTTTTTGTTTTCTATAGAAAAAACAATAAGCATATGGAGATTTTAATGTATCTAAATTTGTAATTTCCTCTACACGAGCATCATTAAATTCATACCATTTTCCATTCGCATTTTTAACATATGCATAATAATGACCTCCTCCTGTGCCACCACTATGATTGCAAATACCATATAAATCATATTTATAAGAATGTTTATCATATCCTACTACATATTTTGATAAATCTAAATCATTCAATGGAAAATCTATAAGAGATTTTTCTTTTCTTCCATTATTTAAAAATCTTTTTAATGTAATAACTAAAATTTTTGATAAACTCCAAAATAATATTTGTTTTGTTGCATTTTCTTTCTTTTCCGTTTTTTCATTATAAATTTTATTTTCGTCTCCTAAATCTTCTATAGATGTAAATAAATCAAAACAATCTATAAGTGTTTTATTTTGTGCTATTGGAACATTAATATTAAAAAAAGGTTCGGGAAGAATATTTAAATAATCACTATCGTTAGATGACACTTTAGAAACAAGTATACCGTAAAACATATTTAAAAATTCACTGTACTCTTTTTTATACATAGATTTCATCATACCATAACATTTTTTGGCTAGTTCATCGGTTGCTGTTTGCGACGAACCAGTTATTACCATGTCTACTTCTCTAGAAATAGAATTATGAAAACAATCAAAAATAAATTGTAAAAATTCAGTGAGATCATTTTGAACAAATCCTGTAAAAATAACTCTGTCTTTAATTCTTGCTACCTTTTGTATTGCATTTATAAAACCTCCGGGTGAAATAATACAATTTTCACTCCACATTAATTTTCTTAAATTATCCCATTCACACAAAATTAACGACTCGTATTGTTTGTTTAATCTGGTTTTATATGTTTCTTTTTCTAAAAATAAATTCAATTCATATGTATGTGATATACATTGTAAGCAACTATTCATAAAACAAGTATTACCTACATTGGCTAATCCTGTTAAACCCAAATCTTTAAATTTATCAAATTGTCTGTTAGTTGACTGAGATATTTGCATATTTTCACAACTCATATTTAATATTTATGATATTTTACATTTAAACACATTTTGGTTAATGTTATTAATGTCTCGATATCGTGATCAAGGGAATTCTCATAATGAACCGAGTGAAACAAACTTAATACATGAATATATTAATTTGATGGATACAACTGTTAGAACACAAAGTGAAATTTTAAGATCTTTTAATAATAATATATATCTAATGCTAGGTAATGTTGATTTAATGTTTGATCGTTATTATAATTGGGGTAATAGTAACAATATGACATCAGAACCTCGTACCAATACTAACTTTTCTGTGCCATCTAATTCATTAGGTACACAATCATTGTCAAATATCGCTTCTAATTTTCCACGTAACACAATTCCAACAAGAACTACACTACCACCAAGAACTACACTACCAACAAGAACTACATATCCAACAAGAACTACATATCCAACAAGAAGTACACATCCAACAAGAACTACATATCCAACAAGAAGTACACATCCAACAAGAAGTACCACCCCTCTAACCTTTCCACAAAGAACTTTTGCACCATCTAGTAGTAGATTAACATGGTCACGTTCAGTTCCCTCCGGAAACTTTACAAATAGAGTAATAAATCCTACAAGACAACCATTAAATACATTTCAAAACTTTATAAATAGCACATTAAATACTACTACTTCTTCTAATTATACATTAACACGTGAACAAATTAATCTAAATTTAAGTACATCTCAGTGGAGAGATATTCGATCATCTTCTGACCAAACATTATGTCCTATTACTCAATTGACATTTGGAGATGATGATATGATAAGTAGAATAATAATATGTGGGCATATTTTTTCAGCAAATGCAATTAATAATTACTTACTTAATTATGATAATAGATGTCCTGTATGTAGAATTAATTTAAATAATAGTCGTCACACTATATCCAATACCACACCCAACACTACAAATATATCGACATCCAATGCCACATCCACACCTACAACTACCACACCTACAACTACCACACCTACAACTACCACACCTACAACTACCACACCTACAACTACCACACCTACAACTACCACACCTACAACTACCAATCCTATAACCACACCTACAACTACCAATCCTATAACCACACCTACAACTACCACAACTACCACACCTACAACCACATCTACAACAACATCTACAACTACCACACCTAATACTAGTTCTTTAAATAATTTTGGTAATTTATCACCAGAATTAAATAATGCTGTAAATGTGATATCAAATGCATTAATAAATGAAATAAATACTAATCTATTTGGTAACTCTCAGGCTCAACTAAATGCAGAATACTCTTTTTCTCTTCCACCTGTAAATTCAACTGGTCTAGAAAATCAAAATTATGGTGAACCCCCTATACAACCAATGTCGACAAATCCTTCAAATACAGAAACATCATCGGTAGAAACTATAAGAAATTCCAGTCCTATTAGTACATCAAGTACAATAAGTAATTCTAATTCAAACACTCCAGAAGAAGAAAGTCAAATCACGTCAAATATTTCTGATACTGCAAGATATATTACCACTTATGTAGAAGGTGTTTTTAATAGAGATGAAATTATTGAAGATTTGTTAGACGACTATGATGAGGATTCCGACAATGACGATGAGGATCATGTCTACACGGAAGACGATGAACAAGAAGAAAAAAATGAATCGCATAATATTTCTAGAAAATAAGCAAACTCATAATATTTCTATAAAATAATCAAATCTTCACCCAAAGAAACTCATAATTGATTTTTGACCAGTTTTATTATGTGTAGATATCCGCAATGCATCATTGAAAACAATCTCTTTAACAGTATCGTCTCTAAGTTTAGTTTTTTTATCATCATATTTTTGATCATCATCTTTATATTTTATACGCAATTTATTAAGTTTCTGTTGATATATTTTTTTCTTTTTTGTATTCGTAAACTCAGTCATATCCTCTAATACAAGATTAAATATTTGCATAACAGGTTTCATAATCTGATTTGTTATGTAAAAACTATAATCTGGTTTAAGATTATTTTTTTTTATAAAGTCTGGATGTTCTATTCGTTCACCTTGTAACATGACTTTTCCACTGGTTTTAATATAAACATATGGGATCCTAGACCCAACTGAAGGTTTGTTACCACTGTCACGTTTCCCCATTCTATCTGCTAATACTTTATGAGCGACCCCCTCCGGATTTTTATAAAAACCATTCAATGATTTTGTAATAATCAACTTACTAATATCTATTTTTTCATCTACCATATTTTGCAAATAACCTTTCACAAATTCAACCGATTGATCAACAGTTCCACCTTTCATAAGAATATCAACTACTTCCCCATAACAATCCTTAACACATGCAGCATTGTCACGTCTTTTTAATACAATTCCCATAGATTTCATTTTACATTTATTTACATCTGTCTCATACAGCATACCCACATATCTCTTCTTAGAAAGTAATAAGAATGGGTCAAATGTTTTTTCATATTCCAAATCGTGTGGTCCTTTTAGAAATTTACTTGCCAACTTTCCTGCTTCAATAGCCAATTCAATTGTAATTTCCAACGCGGTCTTTCCAATAATTCTCACTCCATCTAATGTGGTAAGTTTAAAAGAGAAGAATACCGAATCAGTATCCCCATATATGTAGGTAGCATTTGATTTAACTTTTCCATGATTTTTTGTTTCAACAACAATATCTCCATAACATTCTTCTACAATTCTTTTACCATATAAAAGCAACTTTCTACCTACTGCTGTAGTAGATGCTGCAATATCTTTGTCATAAAAACTACTTGTTTTAGCACCGCATTGACCATAAAGTGAATTGGCAACAATCTTTTTACTTGATTGACGTTTATCAAAGACATTTTTCATAAAATCATCATATGTATCCTCAATTGACACAATGTTTAAGTTTTCAATAATTGTTTTATTACCTTTCTCATGTAAAATAGTAGTGGTGTCTTCTTCTCTACTGATCAAACCGGTAAATGATTTCCCATCATTAGTAGTAATTGTTTTATATTTGATCAGTTTTCTTGTTGCTTTTCTGGATGCTAACAATTCTTCCAATACTGTTGGAAGAATGCCCATTTCATTATTGGGAAATTGTGCAAACCGACAAATTTTCTTTCCGCAAATAATTTTATCAACCTTTGCACTGGTTGTTTTACGCACATATTTATACGTGTCGTATGTGATATTTACATACTTATATTCATCAATGTTATCATAAATAAAGTCTCCATTATTATTTTGCTCTCCTGTAATTTTTATAAGTTTACCATCCAAATTATATTCTTTTGTCCAAACCTTACTATCGTGTGAAATATTTTCGCTAATCATGCAACTCGGATATAGAGATGAATAATCACAAACTGCCACCGGATCATTAATATATAATCCGGGTTTTGGCGGTAATACAATTGCTCCTTCATAACCATCATTAGTTTTATTTTTTGCCATAACCGGCATACACATTTTCTTGGTTGCACATTCTTTTGCAATAAATGATAACAATTTTATCCCCTGACCACGCATTGCTACGAAATCTATAGGTACCGAACAAATATTAGCCTGTTCTACCATGGCCGTAAATATATCATTTTTGAAAAGCAGGTTGTGGACTAGATTACAATCCTGAAAACAGTATTTGGCTACGATTGCCTTTTCATCCGGTCCTTCATTTGAAAGTCTAAAAATATCTTGAGGTGTTACATCATCTTTTGCCAAACACCATCGGATTTTCTTCTTTTTATCAATATCGATGGTATCATTCACTACAAATGTTTTATTTTCAAAATCAATATTTTCAATAATAAATTTTTTACCATGTTTGTATTTATTACTTGAATGTCCAATAATTTCAAAGCATATGTAGTGCCCTTTTTTAAGTCCAGTTAGATTTTTAGAAGATACAATACATTTATCTTCCTGATTTGTATAATCTTTGATGATATCTCCTATAAAATAAGAAGCGACATAATCTAATTTATAGGAAGGTAGATTTTCATTTTTTCTGAAATAATTATAAAGATCTATTTGTATTCTACCCGGGATCTTAACATATACCAATTCATATGTTCCACTAGCAACTGTTGTTGATGTTTCTTTAATTTCGCAAATTTCGTCTTTATTTCTACCTAATACTAAAAATTCATCTAGAACTTTTTGTTTTTCTGTTGTTAATTCTTTTGCTCTATCAATGAGAAACTTCCAATCAAAACCAAAAATATTATATCCAATGATGATGTCGGGATCTTCTTCTTGAATTAATTTAGTCCATTCAAGTAAAACATTTTTTTCTTTTTTTTTCCAAACAATTTCACTATTTTCAACTTCGGGGGTGTCTGAACACTCACCTAATGCAATCATATTATTATAATAAGGTTCTCTCTCCCCTAAGTTTAAGAAGGTACTTCCAATAAAGGTACATTTATCTCCTTCCAGTTTTGGAAGAAATTCATATGATTGTAATTTTTTTTTATCATTCCATTCGAACGCCTTGTCGAGAATTTCCAACTTCTTACCAGCATCATATTTCATTCCTAGAACATGAATGATATTATTATTTTTGAAATCATAAGGTATATAAATATTCCAGTCTCTATATAGAGCCTGTTCTTCATTATCCATTGCTTCCCATTTTTTCTTTTCCCAATATTCATCTTTTCTGAAATCTTTTCCAACTCTTCTTTTTAATAGTTTTTCGAGTTTATATTTAATGAGTATTTGAATTTTCTGTATTAAATCTTTCTTACTGGGTTTATCCTTTTTGCTATAAAGATAAATTCTACTAATTCCTTCTTGTTTACCATATTTAAATGCAGCACATACTAAATCAATAAATAAACGTTCTTTTTGTGATTTAGTCATCTTAGATATTTCTTTTTTGTGTATTGTCCAATGCTGAATAATTTCACCAATGAGTTTTTTATATGTTTTAATTGGTACTGGAAAATCGCCATGACTTGAAGAAGCCTCAATATCATAACTCATAATCTTCATAGGAATCGCGTCCTCTTTTTCTAACAACGGTACAATATTATCAAAATTTGTTATAAATTCATGGTGGCAATTTGTATGTTTCTCTTTGATTTTTTTTGGCTGGTTATTAAACCCTATCCAACCAGAAGGACTTATATTTTGTATGTGAAAATATCTTAACAATGGTGGGAGACTTGCTTCATAAAGATGAATATGATCGTTTGTTAGTTCGAATAGAAGACCGTTTTTTTTCAATGTAGTTTTTTTATAATTTTTATGCTGAGTATACCATAGTTTTTTAGTTTTATTGAATATTGCTTCATTTTTAAAACTTAATTTCAAGAATGCAAGTTTTTTATGATTATTGAACCCGTAAAGTTTTTCCATTTTGGTTTTTTCAACACTTAATAAAGAATTCTCGGCAAAATCTCCTAACTCAGTCCGTATATATTGTTTGAATTGTGTTATATGTTGCCCTTTCCAATTAGATGGGATAAGAACGTAGAAGAATGGGCGAAAATTTTCAATATGAATACAACAAGTTTCTCGTTGTTCATTCATACCGAACATTTTTATAGTAAAGTTCTTATCATCTGTACCGGCCTCTTGAATGACATCATCTCTATTATATGTTTGAAAATCAAATAACCTGAATTCAGGTAATGACATTTTTTATATGATATAATAAAATTATGTTTATTATTTTTCAATTTTATATTAAATAATAAGTTTTATAAGTTAATATAATGACTGTGATTATATGTAAAATATCAGATAAAATATTTCAGGGATTTGAAGTTTATATAGATATGGATTACATTGATAATGTAGAACAAATATGTGAGCAAGTGAAAAAAACACTTATTACCCATCTAACCACATATAAATTTGAGAGTTTATTAGATAAGGCCAATCATATACATTTTCATATTCATGATTGTGATATGGGGCAAATATTAATGATGGGAGAAAATGCAATAATTTGGATATGTAATCATTGAAACTTTTTAGGAATGTTCAAAGTTATTAATTTTTTTTGTAAAATAAACAATGTTCGAAAATAATATATGTTAACGTATTTATATTCATTAATTTGGGGGGTGAAGGAAACAAATTCATTGTGTCCCAACAGTTTTAATAGTATGCCATCGGGAAAATTTCATAATTTTCTTATTCAACGTGGCGAACCGGACGACGATGAGCCGGTGGTCTGATGATCAAACATGTAATATTTAAAATAAGATTAAACATAAAGATTATATTAAACATAAGATCATAATAAAGACAATTAATTTAATATCTATATATGGAAAAACAAACCATAACAAATGGTATTGATTTAATTACAATTACTAAGGATGATGCTTTAAAATTAGAATTAAAAATTAACTTATATGAAAATAAAGATTATTGGAGAGAAATTGGTGATAAATTATATGATTTTCACGCAAAAAACATTAATACTAATATAAATGTTACGAATGATCAAAATAAGATTATGTTGCGTATATTGAAAAATTGAATAAAAAAAACAAATAGAAATAAAAGTAATTAAACAACATAAAATAAAAAATGGTCTTTATTTATATATTAAGATTGAAAAATTATAAGTACTATGTGGGCAAAACAGAAAACCCGAAATTTCGGATAGATACACATTTTAAAGATGGGGGATGTTATTGGACTAAAAAATACAAACCGCTCCAAATTATAGGATTATTTCCAGACTGTGATGATTTTGATGAAGATAAATATACATTAAAATATATGTCAAAATATGGTATTGATAATGTGAGAGGCGGGTCATTTTGTAGATGTGACCTATCAATAGAAAATAGAAACGCAATTGAAAGAATGATACTAAGTTCGACTGATTGTTGTCATTCTTGTGGAGAGAAAGGTCATTTTATTGAAAATTGTACAAAAAACAAATACTCGGAACAAAATAAACATTTTCTACAACTCTCAAAAGATTATGAAAGTGCTGACGAAGTTGAAGTTGAGAGCGATGACGATTCGTTGTCATGTTCTTATTGTAAAAAAAGTTTTGAAACTTATAATGGTGTACGATTTCACGAAAATGTTCATTGCAAAGTAAAAAAAAATCAATATGAAGACGAAGGCGAAGAAGAATTAACTATTGATAACTTAGAACAAGCATTTGCAGATAAAGATGATGGGTTGTATTCATTTGATGGCGATACATATTTATGGAGTGATGGAGAACTATATGAGGAAACTGATAACTATATTGGACATAGGGACGGAACATTTTATACTTCTGAATATGATTATAATTGTTGGAGACCAATAAAAAAGAAAAAAAATAAAAAATCATCATCAAAATGTCATAGATGTGGAAGAAATGGACATTATAAATCAACATGTTATGCTAAGAAACATGTTAAAGGGTTTTATTTAAAATAAGATCATAATAAACATGAGATAATTAAACATGAGATAATTAAACATGAGATCATAAAAAATTGAATGTAAAATATGAGACAGGGTTTAAAACTAATTAATTAAGATATCATAAATGACAGACTACTCATTTATGAAATCAGGATTTGATAATTTGGAAAGTGAAGATGATACTCTTGAAAATGTGGGGAGTATTGTGATGGTTTTTATGGAAAATGCAATAAAGAGTGCTGATATATATGTTAAGCATGCAAAAAGAAAGGAATTAACTTCTGAAGATATTAAGAGAGGCTTAATGTTGGAAGTATTCTTTATGAAAAATCGTCCTAATATGATGGAACAATGTGATGAAATGAAGAAAAAAATTCAAGAAATTATTAGAGAAGAAGAAAATAGTGAGGAAATTATTATAGATGATAATGAATATAAGGAAGAAGAATTTTCGGAAAGTAAATGCGATTGTCCAATGTGTGGGTGTTTTAATACAATATATGCAAGATGGGAAAACTTCACCCCTGAATTACCCATGGAAAAGATTTTAGCCAAACATATTGATAATATATAATTATTAATTCTTAAAACTCTTTTGTTTTCTACGGGATCTCATGTTTAATTTGTTTTTCTTAAAAAAGTTTTTTCTACGACCGCCCATTAATTTAAGATCTTTTAAACCTTCTTCTTTTTTTAGTAAAGATCTTATGTCTTGTAATAATCTACTACTATCGCTTCTAAATTCATCATCATCCCCTCTCAGCATTCCAGAAGAAATCATAGCATTACTTTTTAGTTTGCCAGCATTAGTTAATCCTCTCGTTTACGCGTTCTCTTTCTTCTGCGTGATTTTCTTCTGCGTGATTTTCTTCCACGTGATTTTCTTCCACGTGATTTTCTTCTGCGTGATTTTCTTCTGCGTGATTTTCTTCTGCGTGATTTTCTTCCACGTGATTTTCTTCTACCACCCCGATTATTAGGTTTATCACAATATTGTTTTTCAGAATCCCCGTACACAATGTCGATCTCGTCACCTTGGTCTACTTGCAACTTCCCATCTCCATTTCTGTTTGACGGATAACAATAATTTTCCCAATCACAAAACTTACTCCCTTTTTCGCACCATCCTTTATGCTCACATTGTGTAATACAAGGTGTGCCCTCCAAATTACTTTTATCATTTACGACACCATTACGAGTTAAAAGTCCTGTAATTCTTTCATTTCTTCTTCTTCTTCTCTCTCGTTTTTCTCTTTTTTGTCTATTGGTCTCATCATCTTCATCATTATTGTTTGCATATGGAACAAATGGAACAGTTTTACTTTCTCCTCTCTTTTGTTCAGAGGGTGTTCTAAGATCATCTACCCCATCTGCGTTAACATATTGCGTTCCTCCTGGTGAAGTTTGTCGTAATGGGTTGACAATTGCAGCAACAATTTCAGCCTCTGGAAGATCACTTCCGTTACATGTCTTCATCCATTTGTTTCGCATTTTTTTTCTAAATGTCTCTTTGCTACACACCTTGGATTCTCTATTAAATACACATTGTGGATCAGCATTTGATACACAAACTGCACAGTTATTATTAAAATTTTTACAATCGGATCCTCCTTTCTTTTTACGCGTTTTTCTACGTTTAACCATTATTTATATATATATAAAAATATTATTTTATTCCTAAATTATGTTCCGCGTGATTTTCTTCTGCGTGATTTTCTTCTGCGTGATTTTCTTCTGCGTGATTTTCTTCTGCGTGATTTTCTTCTGCGTGATTTTCTTCTGCGTGATTTTCTTTTTTTTCGTTTTTGTAAACTTTTCTTTAAAACGTTTTTTATAGTTCTTTTTTTTCGGTATTTTTTTCCACCACCTTTTTGTTTTTTTAATAAATTCTTAAAAAATAATTTCATATCAGCAGTTGTTCTCTTACCTTCATAATCCATTATTCGTTTACCACCTTCAAACACCCTTAATGTAGGAACTCCTCTATTATCAGTATCACAGTCAGCACTCTCAATATCTTCAGAAGATATACTTGCTAAAAGTCCGTTTATATCTTCATTTTCTAATTCATTTTCTAATTGTGTCCAATCCGATTCCATTGCTTTACAATGACCACATGAATTGCTGTAAATTTTAACAAACGCAATAAGATTTGGTTTTTTTATCTCTTTATTAAAACTATTAATGTTATCTGGGGTTACTTTTATGATTTTCATTTAAACTAAGATGAGAAATTTATTTATTGAACTATATATATATGAATAATAAACTAGTTGTTGTTAGTGGTGTTTTTATTTTAGGATTGTTATTTTGTCTAACATATAAAAGTGAAGATATTGTCGAAGGGTTTAATGTATCCTCTTCTCAATGTCCAGATATGCTTATTAAAAAAGGTAAACAATTGCATTTAATGAATTCAAAAAAAGCAATAATCCCTGGTGTAAATCCAATTGTTTTTAATAATTTAGAAGAATATGCCGAATACATACAATGGGCCCAACGTGTTGGTGTAAATTGCCCAATGTTATATTACGAACAATCTTATGATACGCAAAACAATCGAGGATATAGAATGTCTGGAGATCCGCTAAATCAAGATTTAGGATTTGCAGCAGACCCTTATTATAAACAAGCACAAGAAAGACTTTTATTAGATTCAAATCGCGATGATCCACCATATAATCAAAACAATTTTGCAGGATTTGACCCAAACGATGAACGCATAGGTGTTAAAACACCTTTAGACAATATTACAATGACGAAAGAAGATGGAAGTCCAAATCCAATGGATGCAAACTGGAAAGGCCACAAGTTTACACAAGAAGCAATAGAAAATGGTGAATTTACCGGTCGCACAAGAAATATACTTGATCAAGTTGATGACCCTGTGACATATGCTAAGAAATAATTGTTTACATCTATGGTAATAATTATATTTGAAAAATTAAATATAATTATGTATATAAAATTCAATGATTGATATTATATCTGCATTTGGTGTTGGAATAAGTGAAACATTAATAGGTCATCCTTTAAATACAGCAAAAATATTAATACAAAATAAAAAAAAATGGTATGGTTTACCTTTGCGACATTATTATAGGGGGATAAGGTATCCGCTTGCATCAGGTACATTTTTTAATATGATGGTGTTTCCTATTAAGGAAAGAACATATAAATATACGAATAATTATTTTTTATCTGGAGTATTGGCTGGAATTATTGTTACACCCCAGATATATTTTATAGATACCTTTACAATAAAAAAACAAACCAATCAATCGGTAAGCATGTCGATGTTTAAGGGCTCGAAGGGATTTCAAATGACAATGGCTAGGGAAATGTTTGCTCTTTCTCTTTATTTTGGTACATATCATTGGATGCGGGATGATTTACAATATAACTCATTGATAGCGGGTGGCACAGCAGGATTAACAAATTGGACGGCAAGTTATCCATTAGATGTAATACGTTCTAGGCAAATAGCACAACGAATTACAATAAAGGAAGCCATTAAAATGGGGAATTTTTGGAAAGGATATCCTATAGCAGCAAGTAGATCTGTTATAGTAAATGCAATTAGTTTCACCGTTTTTGAAAGATTAAAAAATTATTTTGATGGTAAAATTTAAAACATTGATGAACCAGATGAATCATTTAGAATATTTTCAGGATCGATTGCCATAGATAAAGCACCTAATGGATAGTACGTTGCTGCTGTTTGTATCGCTGGTATAGCACTAGATACCCCATCTTTTGCGATTACTTCTATAAACTGTTGTCTTGCCAATTTTTTGTCTATATCCATTAGTTCAGAAATTTTATCGCTAAATTCATCTGGATCAAAATCTTCTTGTTTTTTTTCCAATTCTTTTTTTTTTTTTTCAATAATTTTATCTAATTTATCTAATGCTTTTTCTTTTTTTTTATCTGACATACCTTCTATAATATCTCCCTCCAATCCCATACTAGATAATCCTTGTCCGCTTATTTTTAATAGTCCAAATACAAAGTATAATGCTATACAAAATAATGCTATATATCCTAAAGTATAAACAATATCTTTTGATTTCATTGTATATATAATGAAATTATTAAATTAATTTATGCTTTTCTTAATTTGTATCTATTTTGATGATGTTAGATTTTTGGTATAATAAATATTGCACAACATTTCTTATGGCTGTTTTGGAGATCTTTCTTTGTGTTCCATCTCCCGTTGTAAAACAAATACCATCCATACATTTTTGATCTTTATTCAAGGTATCTAGTAATTGATAGAGAGACCCAAATTTATCAATAATAACCTTAGAAGTTTTTGCACTAATACCCGGAATTTGGCTTAAAATAATTTCACTTATGTTTTCAGGCGTAATATTGTCTTTTTTTACTTTTTTAATAACATTTACATAATTAGTCTCTGTTTTTTTTATATTATCATTTATCTCTCCATCAAGATAATATTGAACTTTTTTTGTGGATCTGTTTAACTTGTCACAAACTCGTAATACATATTCTGCCGTTTCGGTTATGTCATTTGTTTTGTGTACAGAAAATCCCTTATAATAGTTAATACTAAAGATTGCACTGTGTAAAGTATTGGCCTGTACTTTGTATTTATTAGTCCACGTTGATAAATTACCTTCAATAAGATAAATTATATTATGGTTGTGGAGAGATAAATGAGACAATCGCAAAGATTGTTCAATATAACGTCCATCTTTTATAGAACTTGCGAGATCGTTAAGACTTTTTCTTTCTATAATAAGTTTTTCTATATCATTATCGTCGCAAATAATCATATCTCCAACATCTAATGATTCAACCGTCATAATAATATTATTAAGGTTGAATTGGATAAGGTAAACTTCTAGTAATTTTATAAGTTTTTTTTCACGATAGTCTACTTTTAATTTCATATATTATTCTTAATATGTGAAATACTTAAATAAGTTATGTAGAACTTATAGATCTTATGTTTAGTTCTAATTTTGTAAAATGCGCCAATCTCGATGGTAAATATTTGTAGAACGTATATAGAAAGACATTAACATTATTTATTAAATGACTGATAAATCTCTTATGCAAGACGGTGATATTTATAAAGAAGATGAAGAATTAATTTTTAATCCGTATAATGAGCGAAATAAAGAAATTACAGAAAGTGAGGTATGCGATATTTTAAAGAAATATGGCGTACCAGATAGGGTACATAATATTAATCTATATAAACGCTCGTTTGTGCATAAGTCTTATTGTAAACGTCCAAAATTAGAAAATGAAGAAAATGGAATTATTATTGTGGATCAACCAACCAATTGCATGAGATTGCGGACTAAATCGAATGAACGTCTGGAATTTTTAGGGGATGGTGTTTTAGAGTTGATTACAAAATACTATTTGTACAGACGCTTCCCAAAAGAGAATGAGGGATTTATGACGGAAAAGAAGATTGCTTTAGTTAAAAATGAATCTATTGGTAGAATGGCTTATGAAATGGGTCTCAATAAATGGTATATTATTTCTGCAAATGCTGAAGAAAAGAAAACTCGTACTAATTTGAAAAAATTGGGTTGTTTATTTGAGAGTTTTTTGGGTGCTCTTTTTTTAGATTTCAATAAAATAGATATACATGATGATGATAAGTGGTTTGATAATGTTTTTGTGACGGGTCCAGGATTTCAAATAGCCCAAATTTTTGTGGAGAGTATTTTTGATAATCACGTAAATTGGACGGAATTAATTCAAAATGATGATAATTACAAAAATATATTACAGGTAATGTTACAAAAGGCCTTTCAAGTTACACCAATATATAGAGAAGTTTCTGGATGGGATGAAAACGAAGGATATCATATGGGAGTTTATTTGGGTATAAATGTAAAGGCGCACGAATTTGAACCATCAGATAGTAATATTTTAAAGA